AGCATCTATAGAGATGTACTTAACCAAATCTATAGTATTAAACTCGTTTTGTAACCAATTATCAGTAAGATCTTGAACCAATGAGTCTTCATCTAAACAAGCAAAACATATATAGAATCCTCGTCTTGTGATAGCTAATTTAAGTTTATCATCATCAGTGTTTGGTGTCCATTGTTTTGTATAATGGATAAAATGTTGGTTCAACCATCTAAATTGATAAGGCAGAAACATGTTCAATACTATATCAGATATCTGTTCTCTACTTAGATAAGTTCTGATTGTGACATTTAAACTATGTCCAGTTAGAATAACCCAATTGTATATGGCAAATCCTATATATGGGGATGCAGATGTCGGATTCTCAAAACAAGCTGGTGGATGTATATTGGATACTCTTTTCAACCAATGTATAAAACCTCCTAATTTTCCCGCCTTATGTACTATAGTCATCAAGTCATACCAAGGTAATTCATAAGAATGTATTTTTTGTAATAATGCTAATAATGAATCAGCTGTAAAATTCTTGATTTGTATCATTATGAACTGGAATATAGGAGAAATGAGTGCCTCGGCTATATCTATGTATCTCAATCTCTTAATCTCTGAAAAGCCTATATCACGAGATGTGGTTGCGTGCGTTAGGTTCACCAATGTATTCTTTGCATCTCGTGTCATGGCATGCTGAGTAAATCTGGATTGCAATTTATTGTGAATCTGAATGTGATGATAGATGAACTCATGAGCTACTGCACTTATAGCTAAGTCATTATCAGGAGCAGAGTCAGCATCAATGTTTTTGAATGCTGATTCTTGAAAATCTTGGTAAGATTGCAATATCATTTTCTTAGAAATGTTTTCTATTCTACACGCATTTAATTGATTTGTTGATACATTTAGTAATATAGCCAAATCAACAACGATAGGTTCTTCATTGATGGGTGTCGAGCAATAATTGCAATTTGTTGTGACTCCCCATATTTCTCGAGGTGGAGTTAGCTCGTTACACACTTCCATCTCTATCTGTATTTGATGGAAACTTTCACACATTACATGTAAGAAATTTATGGTATAATGCATTGAAGAATTGACCAATGTTATATGTGAATCACTATTACCAGATACGTTCTGATAACTGTTACTAAGGATGTTAGGGACTATAGACTCTTTAAATCTAGGAGCTCTTGCATGATGTTGTACAGTGCCAGATTTCCGTGTGGCAGTGAATGGTGACATCTCTTCAGATGTAAGGTTAGTATATGTTGAAATAACGTTTTTAATGACATATTCTATATTACTATTTATGACATCACCATTGTCATTAGTCTTACTAATCATGACCCATGATAAAAGATCTAATAGATTTTTCAATTTTATAATTAGAGGATCTTTATCTTGGAAGCTTACAGTAGGAGCAATATTTCCTGTTCTTGTGGTGTAACCTAAAAACGGTGTAATATCAGCTACACTCCAATGAGGAGAACAATTCTCCTGTAAATGTCTATGAGGGATAGTATAATTATATTTAAAATGATTCAATTGTGCATGTTTATCATTCATTCCTGCCGATGGTACCACTAGAATTAATTGATGAGCTAATGGAGGCATGGATATTCCTGTTATTGTTGTCTTCCAAGTTGTATCTCTTAATTTCTGAGCTATCTCAGTAGGACACATTGCATCTAAATCATAAATGAGCAAATTTTTATCTTGAGGTAAATGATCTCCACTAATCTTCTTGTATCTCCATTGTTGCAGATTTCTTTCACTAGATATGACTGTTCTTAATATTTGATCTCCCTTATGTCTTTCTTTTCTCAATAATATTAGATCCAATATACTTCGGCCGGATTCAAATTTCCTTAATAATTCACCTAAAACTCCTTCAGGTGTAGCACTATATATAGTTGATAGTATTTTCACATTTTGGGGTTGTGCTGATGTTAAACATTTTATAACTGATTTAGAATAAACAGACTGACTAGCCTTTATAAGTTCCTTTATATCACTGTTTCTCACCCTTCTCTTGAGTGCAGGTAACATGTATGATCTTAATTTAGATAACGGTAATATTGGTATCTTAATATTAAGGCAATAAGGATCTCTATATAATGTTGATGTTACTCCTGTCTTATATACAGTGT